AGTGCAACTGCCACTAAAAAAATAACAATCACCGATTTATTTACAGGTACTGTATTTAATGAAGATGGTGATTCAGTAGACACAAGATTTGAAGGTGATACTAAACAAGATTTATTATTTATTGATGGTAGCGAAGATAAAGTAGGGATTAACTTTGATAGTCCTGCACTTAGACTTCATGTAGTAAATGATCTAGCATCAAGTCCAGTATATGCAACTACTCAATGTGCTGTATTTGAAGATGATAATAGACCAGGTATTCAAATGGCTGGTAGTGCTAATAACATAGGGCTTATTGACTTTGGAGATAATGCTGCTTCTAACTCTGGTGGTATTGTTTACAAGCACGCATCAGATTCATTTGCTTTTGTCGCTGCTGGTGATGAACAAGTAAGTATATCTAATGGTGTACTTGGGCCGATTACAGATTCAGATGTAGACTTAGGCACAACCTCTTTACGTTTTAAAGATACATTTGTAGATTCTATCACTGTAACTGGTGAAGTAGATGCTGCAAGTTTAGACATATCTGGTAATGCTGATATTGATGGTACTTTAGAAACAGATGCTTTATCTATTAATGGTACAGCAGTAACTTCAAATGCATCCGAATTAAATATATTAGATGGTAAGAGTTTTGTAGATGAAGATGATATGGCTTCTAATAGTGCTACTGCTATTGCATCTCAACAATCTATCAAAGCCTATGTAGATTCTGTTAAAATTTATGAACTTACTAAAACAGCTAACTATACTGCTGTAGCTGGTGATAATATATTAGCTGATACTTCAGGTGGAGCATTTACAATTACATTACCTGCTAGTCCTGTTGCTGGTAATACTATTCATATACTTGATGCTGCTGCATCATTTGATAATAACAACTTAACAGTTGCAAGAAATGGTAAAAAAATACAAGGTGCTACTAATGATTTAACTCTTACTACAGAAAATACTGGTATTGGTTTAGTATTTTATAATGATACTTATGGCTGGAGAATATTAGTAGATGCTTATGATGTAGATCCAACAGAACTATAATATGTCAGATATTTATAATCCTAATCAGGATATACATGTAGATAAGGCTACAAGTAAATTAGTTGTAAAACATTCACAAGATATTACACCTATATTACATGCAAACAAAATAGCTCGTAATCACAGAGCTGGAGAACAAAGAGGTGAGTTTCAACGTATAGCTCAAATACCTTTAATTGCTTTACAAATTAAATGTAAAGAATTGTTTGGACACTCTAATTGGTGGCAAGTAGAAAAAGATGATCAGCGTTCTATTATAAAAAAAATGATAAATAGTAATGAGTTTGAAAACTTTCGAGTAGGAGATAAAAAATTATAATGGCTTTAGATACTTTTGCAAATTTAAAAACTTCAATAGCTAATTGGTTAGCTAGAGATGATTTAACTTCTGAAATACCTGATTTTATAGCTTTATGTGAAGCAGAGTTTAACAGAGAGCTTCGTATTAGAAGTATGGAAACTACTGTTACTATAACTATTGATGCAGAACAAGAAGCATTACCTACAGGATTTTTAGGTGTAAGAAGTTTTTTTCTAAATAATGATGGTAAAACTAAATTAACATATATTACACCATATAACCAGTTTGATACGAGAGGTTCTAGTCGAACAGGTACACCTCAAGCTTATAGTATTGAAGGTACTAACTTTCGTTTCAGTCCTGCCCCTGATGCAACTTACACAGCAGACCTTGTGTACTACAAGGCTTTTGACTCCCTGTCAGCTAGTACTGCAACAAATCATATACTCACAAATCATCCTGCTGTATATCTTTATGGTAGTTTGTATCATGCTAGTAATTTCATTAGGGGTATTGCACCAGATACTGTTGCACAATGGCAACAGTTATTTACTACTGGTATTACACAGATAAAAACTATGGATGAGACTGAAAAACATAATGGTTCACCTTTAATACAAAGATCAGGTATTAATATTAATAATTTTGATAACGTATAATGCAGTTACCTTTTGGAGAATGGCTACCAGATTTGCCAGATCATGTTAATCCTGGAGCTACACAAGCTAAAAATGTATTTCCTGCTGTAAACAGCTATAGACCTTTTAAAGATATATCTGTTACATCAAGTAATGCACTTACAGCTAGAGCTCAAGGTGGTAGAGCTTTTAAATCAGATAGTGGTGTTGTTACTATATTTGCAGGTGATGCTACTAAGTTATATAGATTAATATCTAATTCTTTTGTAGATGAAAGTGGTGGTACTACATTTAACACAGCTTCTGAAGGCTATTGGGATTTTATTCGTTTTGGTGAAAAAGTTATTGCATTTAATGGTATAGACGCACCTCAAGCATGGACATTAGATACATCATCTGATTTTGCCGACTTAGCAGGATCGCCTCCAACATTTAGACACGCTGCTGTTATAAGTAATTTTGTTGTTACAGGGTTTACTCCTACTGCACAAAATCAAGTTGCATGGTCAAGTTTTAATGATGCTACTGCATGGGTTGCTGGTACTAATCAATCAGATGTTGAAGTAATGCCAGAAGGTGGTGCAGTAACAGGAATTACTGGTGGACAGTATGGATTAATATTTCAAGAGAATAGAATTACTAGAATGGATTATCGTGGTGGTAATACTGTATTTTCTTTTAGACGTATTGAAGATAACAGAGGAGCTATACAAGGAAAGAATGTAGTTCAAGTTGGTAATTTAGTATACTTTTTATCTGAAGATGGTTTTTATGTAACTGATGGTTCTAGTTCTAAACCCATTGGTGCAAATAAAGTTGATCGTTTTTTCTTTGGGGATCTTAAAGATTCTTTAAGAGAAAGAGTACATGGATTCTATGACCATGAAAACAAATTAGTTATGTGGTCTTATCCTTCTGCTACTGGATCTAGTACAACTAATCAAAACGATAAATTAATTATATATCATATTGCTAGTGATAGATGGTCACAAGTAGAACTAAACCATGAAGTTATTATTAGTTTTTTATCACCTGGATTTACATTAGAAGAACTAGATGATTTTCCAACTGCTGGTACAGATGATATTGATGCTATTACAGTATCATTAGATTCTGCACAGTTTATTGGTGGTATAAGAAGTGTAGGTGTATTTAACACATCTCATAAATTAGGAACATTTGAAGGATCTGCATTAGCTGCTACTATAGGTACTGCTGAATCAGAAATATTTCCAAAAAGTAGATCTTTAATAAGTAATATAAGACCATTAGTAGATACTACATCTGCTACAGGTTCACTAAGTTTTCGTAATAGAATAGCTGATTCTTTTTCAAATACTTCAGCATCTAGTATGCATGCAACTGGAAATATACCATTGCGTAAATCAGCAAGATATTTTAAATTTAATTTAATAATACCTGCAGCTTCCACATGGACAGATGCACAGGGTATTGATATAGAAGCAACAAATGAAGGATATAGATAATGGCTCTTTTAACTAACCCAATGACAGCAGACTTACAAAGTCGTATACAAAATAGTAGTTTTGGTAGTCCAGATTATTTACAAGGTTTCACAGGAACAATGCCTGGATATCAACAAAATATGTTAGCTAATAATTTTCAACCTGGTTTAATTACACGTGATTTTAGTGGTGCAGGTCCAGCTATTGATGGGTCTGGAATCCCTAATTACTTAAGTTATACACCAGGTGTTTTTACTCCTCCAGCTTTACAACAACCTAATCCTTTAGCAGGATTACAAGGTTCTATAAATCAATTTTTACCTCAAATGGGTGGCGGTGGCGGTGATGCTGATCCCAATAGACAAAAAGGTGTATTTAGTGGAAAATATGAAACTTTTGGAGGAAAAATGTTTAGTTTTGATGAATATGGAGTACCAACAGAAGTTGAAGCTACTCCATTTACAAGTCCTATAATAAATTTCTTAGCTGGACTTTCTGGAAGTTTACCAGGAGAAGAAGAAAGAAGATTTAATCAATTAACTGATGCACAAAAAAAACAAGTAATAGGTTTTACAGATGGAAAATATGATGTTGATACAAATTATACAAGAGATTTTATAAATAAAAAAAGAATTAGTAATCTATCTGAAAAAGACCAAAAAAGACTTAGTATGACAGATAAACAACGTGGTATTAAATCTTATAAGTCTGATCCTTCTAAAAATAATCAAAAAAATGAAAGAGAAGGTAGAGAATTTGGTGGAAGTGGTAAAGGTGGTTATTCAAGAGGTGCACCTGATTCTGGAAACTGGGGCAGATAATATTTAATTATGGCTAGTAAAATAGACCTACAATATATTTACCAAAGTATTGATTCTAGTGCTGAGTTTCAGCTAATAGTAGAAGAAATAACTAATCAATTAATACGATACCATAACGATGAAAATCAGGAGGTTGTATCATGGTTTCTTGCGTAACTTGCGATCATGAATGTCATTGCGGTAATAACGGAGTTTGTAAATCTTGCAGATGTGCTAATTGCGAACACCCAAATGCTCTTGATGATTTTTATAAAAACTTAAGCGAAGGCTTTAAAGAAACAACTGAATAATGGCTCATACTTATACAAATGCTAAAGTAGATTTAACATCTACAGACGAAACAACTTTTTATACTGCACCTAGTGATGGACAGTCTATTGTAAAATCCATATTGGTTAGTGAAGATGCTGGTGCAACACCAACACTTACAATTACACTTACTGATAATGAAAGTAGTGCAGCTACATTTAGTTTATTTAAAACAAAAGCATCAACTGCCAATGGTACAGCAGAGTTTTTAACTTCTCCATTAGTATTAAAATCTAGTGAAGTGTTAAAAGTAACTGCATCTGCTGCTAATCAGTTACATGTAGTAGCAAGTATATTAGAAATAACATGATAAAAGCTATTTTAATACCTACAGAGAATGTAGAAGAAGCATGGAAATTAGTTGATAAACATATACAACAAGCACTAGAAAGATCTGGTGATCATTTTAGTAGTTCAGATATTAAAACTAATTGTTTAGAAGAAAGTATGCAGTTGTGGTTAGGATGGGATAAAAACCTTGATGAATCACATTATTGTACTGCTATTACACAAATATTAAAAAGACCAAACTCTAAAATATGTAATATATTTATTGCTACTGGTCGTGAAATGAAAAAATGGGTACATGTAATGGATGAAATATCAAAGTGGGCTAAATCAGAAGATTGTACACATGTAGAAACTTGGGCTAGACCAGGTTGGGAGAGAGTCCTTAAAGAATATCAATTTAAAAAGACACACGTTTTACTCGAAAGGAAACTATAATATGTCAGGCGGAGGCGGAGACACAATTACTCAAGAAAATACTGTATCACCTTATGGTCCATCAAGAAGTTATTTGGATAATATACTAGGTGAAGCATCAAATTTATACCAATCTGGTACTGGTTCATCATATTATCCTGGCAGTACAGTAGTACCTTTTGCACAACAAACGCAACAAGGTTTACAGGGTTTAGAAAATTTATCGCAAAATCAGTTAAGTGGATCTCCAATGATTCAACAAGCAGGTAATGTATTTTCTGGTTATGCTGCAGGTAATGCTCCTAGTACATTTGGAGGTAATGTAGGAGCAGGTGGTCAATACACAGGTATACCTACTCAAACTTATAGTGGTATGGCACAGCTTTCACCACAACAAGATTATTTAAGTGGATTACAATCTAGTATTGCTAACCAATCTTTAAATGCTGTACAAAATCAGTTTGCTGGAATGGGTAGAACTGGAACAAGTCCTGGTGCACAAGCTGCAACTCAAACTGCATTTACACAAGCTTATGCTCCTATAGCATCACAATTAGGTGAAGCTGAAAGAAATAGACAATTAGGTATACAAACAGATGCATTAGGAAGATCACAAGCTGCAAATCAATTTGGTACTACTTCTATGATAGGTATGCAAGGAGATCAGTTTAGAAGACAACAAGCTGCAGATATGATGAATGCACAAGCTATGCAAGCTGCTAATCAGTTTGGACAACAACAACAACTAGGGGCTGCTGGTCAGTTACCTGGTATACAAGCTGCTGGAGATGCTAGAGCATTACAAGGAGTACAAGGTATGGTTGGTGCTGGAGGAGCTTTTGAAGACTTTAGAGGTAGACAACTACAAGAAGATTTACAAAGATATCAATATGAACAAATGTCTCCATACAATAGGTTAGCTCAATACGCAGGTATTGTATCACCTATAGCATCTGGATTCCCAATTACACAACAGGCTGCAGAACAACCACGTTATAATGCTCTTACAGGAGCTTTAGGTGGTGGACTTGCTGCTGGTTCAGTATTTAGTGGTAATCCATACGCTGCATTCGGTGGAGCTTTATTAGGTGGAATGGGAGGAATGTTTTAATGGGAATTTTTGACAGTTTTAATCCAAGTGGACAAGGAACAATGTTTGGTAATAGTAGTCAAAATACTAATACAATGAGTTCTTATGATCAATTACTACAAAATTTAGGTGTTGATATTAAAGATGGAGGTATTGATTTAACTTTTCGTGATGATGGTACAGCTATACTTGGTAATAAAGAATTAACACGTGGAGAAATAGCTACTGCTGTTTTAAAAAATAATGGACTTGATGTAGAAGATAATAAAGTTAATCAAATGATGGATAATCCTGGTTTTATTATGGGTTTATCTTTAATGAATCAAGCTGCACAAGGTAAAAATATTGGTGGATCATTAATGCCTGCTGCACAGAGCACACAAGCTTTTATGACTAATCAAGATTTGCGTAAACAAAATAAAAAATTAATGCGTGATAAACAAAGTGGTAAGATATTAGAAACTATTGATTTTGTACAAGATGCAAGTTTAAAAGAAGCTGGTAGAGCACAAACTGCAGCTACAACTGCAAATATTAAGTCTGATACAGTATTAAATAATTTAAGACAACCTTTATTAGAAAATCAAGATGTACAAGGTAAACAAACAATTACTCTTAATGGTTTAACTATTGAAGATAGACAAAGTGATGCATTAACTAAAGTTGCTACATTAAACTCTATTGATAAAAATGATACTTTAAGTGAATCACAAAAAATATATTACATGAATAATACTGGATTATATGGAAGTATAGATGAAAGTTTAGCTTATAATCCTTCTAGTGCTACAACTGCTAAAGTAGAAAAATTAGTAGGTAGTAAATTTGTTGATGATTTAGTAGAAAAAATACCAGGTTTTGATTCAACTAAAAAAGACGAATTAAGAAATCAAATTAAAGATGATGTTGGTAAAAAAGCTACACAATTAGCTTTATTAGAATTTAATAATGGTAATAGAAAAACTAAAGATGTAACAGCTAAAGATGTAGATGCAGCTTATAAAGAAATGGTAAGTGATGGTACTATACAAGAAAGAGGTTGGTGGAGATCTCTTGTTGGTGGTAGAGTATTTGGTGGTGGTATTACTTTAGGTAATAGACTAGGTGGAGAAGTTCAAGCTGGTGTACCAACTATTATTGGTGAAGATGGACCAGAAGTATTTGTTCCTGAAACAGATGGTAATATTATATCTAATCCTAAAACTGCTGGTGGTTATACTTGGGAAGATGCTATTATTGATAGTAGTGAGATGCTCAAGAAGATTAAACAAAACAGTGGAGCTGAAGAAGCTAAGAAAGCATTAAAGAAATTTAGACCTGATTTATATATCTAATGGCTGAAAATCCTAATGTGGATATGCCTAATGTCCAAATGCCAGAAGTGGGTTTTAACATTAGACCTTTAGGAGAGCTATGGTTTGAAGAATCTTTACCTGCATCGTTATATCAATACTTTACTGGTAACACTAAAAAGAAACAAGCTGCAGATGCTAAAGAATTACTTAAACAAGCTACGCCAGGTAGTAAAGAGTTTATAGAAGCTACTCGTGTATATAACAAGTT